TGTTTTCTTCCTGGGGACATGAGTTTTGAAGGGGGTGTAAACGTGGCACGGGGCGGCCCGAATAAGGGCGAATTAACAAAAGATCAGAGGATCAGCGAAGAGTACGCGAGAATGAAGGATCTTTTCGCGGCGATGGCAGAAAATGAGCTGAGATTCTGCGACCCGCTGCTGCAGAATGCCGCCTTCATGAAGGTGACGCTGGAGGATCTCCAGCAGGCCATCAATGAGAACGGAGTCACCGATCAGTACCAGAACGGCGCGAACCAGAGCGGGACGAAAGCCTCCGCCGATCTCCAGGCATACAACAGCCTGGCGAAAGTGTACAACGCGCTGATGGAGAAACTTAGCAATCGTCTTCCGAAGATGATCAAGCAGTCCAGACTGGCGGCGCTGCGGGATGAGTAAGAAGGCGGAGACGGACTGGATCCTGACGTATTACCAGCAGATCCAGAACGGCACCGTGAACGTCGGCCGGTGGATCAGCGAGTGGTACGCGCTGATCGTGGACGGACTGCAGAAGAAGCGCTTCTTCTTCGACCAGAAGAAGGCCGGCAAGGTGATCCGGTTCTGTGAGAACTTCTGCCGACACCACGAGGGCCCGCTTGCCCCTCAGCTGATTAAGCTGGAGACCTGGCAGAAGGCTTTCCTGTCCGTAGTCTTCGGAATCGTGGACGCGGACGGCAACCGGCAGTTCCGGGAAGTTGTGCTTCAGATCGGCCGGAAAAACGGGAAGACGCTGCTGGCCGCTGCGGTGTCCGCTTACGAGATGTTCATGGATGACGAATACGGTGCCAGGCTGTACTTCGTCGCCCCGAAGCTGGATCAGTCCCGACTGTGCTTCAATGCCTTCAGCCAGATGATCATGAAGGAGCCGGAGCTGAACGACCTGGCACGGAAGCGCCGTACGGACATCTACGTGGAGAGTTCCAACAGCTCCGCCCAGCCACTGGCCTTCAGCTACCAGAAGAGCGACGGCCTGAACCCATCGCTGACGGTGTGCGATGAGATCGCTAGTTGGCCGGGGGATGGCGGACTTAAACAGTACGAGGTACTGAAGAGCGCACTGGGCGCCAGGCGCCAGCCGCTGCTGCTGTCGATCAGCACGGCCGGGTACATCAATGATGGAATATTCGACGAACTGATTAAACGGTCCACGGCGGTCATCATGGGCACGAGCAAGGAAACGAGGCTCGCGCCTTTTTTGTACATGATCGACGATGTTGACCGGTGGAACGACATCAATGAGCTGAAGAAGGCGAACCCGAACCTGGGCGTCTCCGTCGGTGTTGATTATATGCTGGAGGAAATCGCGGTCGCTGAGGGCTCGCTTAGCAAGAAGACCGAATTCCTCACGAAGTACTGCAACGTCAAGCAGAATAGCAGCCAGGCATGGCTGACGGCGCATGACGTGAAGAAGTGCTTTGGGAACGACCTGACGCTGGAAGACTTCCGGCACACTTACGCCCTGGGCGGAATCGATCTGAGTTTGGCTGTTGACCTGACCGCTGCCGTGATTGTGATTGAGCGGGATGGCGTCAGCTGGTTCGCAACGCAGTTTTTCATGCCGGCGAACCGGGTTGAGGAGGCCACAGCGCGGGATGGACTCCCCTATCGGATCTATGCGCAGCGAGGGCTGCTGACGATCAGCGGAGAGAACACGGTGGACTATCGGGATGTTCATGAGTGGTTCCGGATGCTGGAAAAGCAGTACGAGATCCTTCCTCTGAAGGTCGGATATGACCGATACTCCGCCGCTTACCTGGTGCAGGACATGGACGCTGACGGCTTTGACATGGAATCAGTCAGCCAGGGCAGCAACCTGACAGGTGTTCTGATCGATATGGAGGGCATGATCAAAGACGGCCGGCTGCGCTGCATCGATGATAATGACCTGATGAAGGTGCACATGCTGGACAGCGCTCTGAAGTTCGAGGAAGGAACGAACCGGCGACGGCTGATCAAGATCAGCGCAAAGCAGCACATTGACGGCATGGCAGCGCTGAGTGACGCGATCTGTATGCGGCATAATTACTATGAAGAGATGGAAGACCGTCTCAGTAACAGGAGGTGATGCACATGGGACTGATTGATAAGATTTTCGGCCGGGCGCCGAAAACGGAGCCGACAGGGAGCCGGTTCGAAACGCTGACGGCCTATAGCCCGGTGTTCACCAGCTGGGGCGGACAGATCTATGAGAGCGAACTGGTACGGGCGGCTGTGGATGCCAAAGCCCGACATGTTGGGAAACTGCAATATCGGGTCGTGGGGACCGCGAGGAAAAAGCTATGGACGGCAACAAAGTCCGCGCCGAATCCGTGGTATACCTGGCCTCAGTTCCTGGAGCGGTGTTCAAACGTTTATGACATCCAAAACAATCTGTTTATCGCGCCGATCCTGGATGACATGGGGGAAGTGATCGGATTCTTCCCCGCCGTTCCGAGCCAATGCGAGGTGGTTGACCGGAACGGAGAGCCCTATCTGAAATATGCCTTTGCGAATGGTCAGAGAAGGGCGGTTCCCCTCCGCCGGTGCGCCGTAATCACCAAACATCAGCTGAAAGATGATTTCTTTGGGGAAAAGAACACAGCCCTGATGCCTACCATGGAGCTGGTAAACATGGTCAACCAGGGCATCATCGAGGGCGTGAAGAACGGCGCCACATACCGATTCATGGCGCAGCTGACCGGGAAAGTGTTCGATGAAGACCTGCGAAAAGAGCGGGAGCGCTTCGACAGGAACAACTTCCAGACCGGCGGCGGCGGGCTGCTGCTGTTCGGAAACCAGTTTACGAACGTTCAGCAGCTGAAGCAGGAAGGTTACAAGGTGGACGCGGATCAGCAGAAGATGATCCGGGAAAACGTTTGCAACTATTTCGGCGTGAGCGAGAAAGTGATCCGGAACGAGGCGACCGGAGACGAACTGGACGCCTTTTACAACGGCGCCATTGAGCCATTTGCCATCAAACTGTCTGACGGGCTGACGCGGATGGTTTTTAGCGAGCGAGAGCGGAATGGCGGAAACGCGATTACATTCGCCGGCGACCGGCTGCAATACATGAACATCGGCAGCAAGATCAGCATGGCCCAGCAGCTGGGAGACCGGGGCATCCTGACCATTGATGAGATCAGGGCGCTGTTCAACTATGAACCGCTCCCGGATGGAGTCGGTGAACATGTCCCGGCCCGCGGGGAATATTATTTCGTGGACGAGGGCAGACCGGGGAGCCAGACGGACGGCGGCGATGACGGAGGTGATAAGGATGAGTAAGGAAGTACGGGCCTTTACGTTTGAGGTCCGGGCAGAAGAGAACGAACAGCACGGTACCTATATCACGGGGACGCCGATTGTGTTCGAACAGGAAACCGACCTTGGATGGTACCGGGAAAAGATTGATAAGGATGCGCTGACGGAGACTGATCTGAAGGACGTGCGCTTCCTGATCGGCCACAACACCAGCATGATCCCGCTGGCCCGGAGCCGGAACAACAACGAGAACAGCACCATGCAGATGACGGTAACTGACCGGGGCATGGAGATCCGCGTGGACCTTGACACCGAGAACAACGCGGAAGCGAGGGCGCTTTATTCCGCCGTGAAACGTGGGGACATGTCCGGCATGTCGTTCATGTTCACGGTCGATAAAGATAGCTGGGAAGACATCGACACGGAAACGCCGAAGCGGACGATCATGAGCATCCGCAAGGTGTTCGAAGTGTCCGCGGTGGCTTTCCCGGCATATGAGGGAACCGACATCCAGGCCGCATCCGAAGACTCGACGCTGGAGAGCGTGCGGGCCTCGCTGGAGAGCGCAAGGAAAGCGGCAGAGGATGATCGGAAAGAAGAGGCCAGACAGGAACGCCGGAGGGCGCTGCTGGAGCGGCTGGAAAACCTGACAAAGGAGGTCAAACCGGATGAAGTTTGACGAAATGAACGGCGAACAGCTGCGGGCCAGACTGGACGAACTGATCGCTGAAACCAGCGAAGAGAAGCGGGACGCTCTGAGCGAGGATGAACTGGAAGCCCGCATCAGCGAGATTGAGGCCGTAAAGGCGGAGATCGATAAGCGCAAGGCTGAAGCTGCCGAAGAGGCGCGGAAAGCGGAAGAAACTGCCCGGATGACGGGCAAACCTATTATTAAGGAGGACAGAAAGATGGAATATACCGTATCTTCTCCGGAATACCGGAGCGCGTTCCTGAAGACCCTGAAGGGCGA